CCGCTGTCCCCAAACGTCTCCTCCACGTTAGGCAGGGCAATAAGCACCCTGTACCCCACCGGTTTTGGAATCGAGGCTTCTAGCTCCTCTTGGGTTTTGGCCTCTTCAGCTATCTTCTTCTGCCGCTTTTCTTCCAACGCAGTCATTGCCGGGGCGACGGAGGCGTCAGCCCCCACCCCGCTAACGGTTACAGTCTCAGTCATCGTCATCTTCCATATAGTTACGCGAAAGGTCTGATACTTCTCGTAATGCGGCGTTAAGACCTCGAATCACGCCACACACCTCCCTATACTCGGCAAAGTCTTTAGCCCCGCCGGATTTAAGAAAGTCTTCGCTGGAGCCTTTTAGCTCCGTAATTTTTTGGTTCAGCACGTCAAAGACGGTAGTAGACAACGGATCACCTCCTTACTGGGGCATTTGCCCCTCTCTGTTGGCTTTCGCCATATCCAAAATAGCCTTGGCCTCGTCTAGGTCTTGCCTAGCGTTAGCCGCGTCTGTCTGAGAAGCTATGCGAGCTGCTTCGATAGCTGATGACGCCTCAGCCTTCTTGGCCTCAAGGTCCAGCTTAGCGGCGTCAATGGCTGCGTCTGCCTGATCTTTCTGGGCTTTGCGTTGTAGCTCTGCTTGCTTCAACTGTAGCTCTTGCTGTTGCATCTGGATAATCGGGTCTTGAGCTTGCTGCTGTGCCTGCTGCTGCGCGGCCTGCTGTTGGTGTGCCTGAGTGAGCTGTATAGCCGCCTTAGACTGTAGCTGGGCTAGCTGTACTTCCATCTCTCTTGGCATCTCTTCGCCCGGAGCAGGCAGAGGCGCACCAATACGCTCTTCGATCTGCTGGCGATATAGGAAGGCAGTGTGCTCTGCGATGTGAGCCTGCAGTGACGCCATGATCTGGTTGGCCATGGGGTTCTGCCCGATAGTCTGCATGACCATTGGGTCTTGCATGAAGGCTTGGTGAGTAGCAATGTGCGCCTGATGGTCTTGGTACATAAACGCTTTGATAGGGTCTCCTACCAGCGCATTCATGTTCTCTCCTACCGGGTCGGTAGGCTTCATATCGTCCTCTATTGGGACGAGCTTGTCGGCGTTCTTGATACCCAAGACCTCGATCATCTGGCGATGAAGCTGTGGGAGGTCGTAGATTTGTGGGGTGGCCTGCGCCATCTGCAACACGGTTTGGTACTGGACCACTCGTTGGGCCATCGTGCTGCTGTTGGGGTCGCTGACGGGAATTACTTCCACCATGGCATAGTCGGCGCGTCGCGCGCGGGGTTCACCACGATCAGGCACGTACATATACTCTTCAGGCGCGTACTCAGCGATGATCTTTCTTAGGAGCTTGAACTCCTGCTTCATCGCGTAATGGACACGGGATTGGACCGCAGCCATTGGCTTTAGAGTACGCTCCAGTAGAGCGAGTGTGGTTCCAACAGGAGCATTTGCGCTCATGTCAGAGATATTCATGTCGCTAATTGCGCCTAAACGGCGGCCTTCTTCTGTGATCTGCTTCAATAATGCAAGAAGGGTTTGGCTAGGCTCTTTATACGGCAGCGGCATAATATTGTCGCGGATACTGCCAGAGGGTACATCTACATCACGGAATTCGCCCGGACCAATCGGTGTGTCGTCGCCCTTAACTCGTAGTCCGCGAGATTTGAGACCACCGGGGAGATTGGATAGGCTTCCAGCGTCCACGAGCTGGCGGATAAGGCTAGTACCAGCTTTAGCGTAACCACCAATAATATGAATGAGGCCGAGTCCATAAAATCCAAATCCGGGGACGTACACATAGTGCACGAAATGTTGACGCTTTAGCGTCAAAGAATCGTCAGGGTTCCAGTTGCGGCGTATAGCCAGCACTTCACCGGTACCCTTCTCAAGTGTTACCACATAAGGCTTTGCGATCTGCAGGTCATCGGAATCACCTTCCTCGTCAGCGCCGTCAATACCGTCAATAATCAGGTCAGCGTGGACCTCAAGGATGGTGTAACGGTCGTCTGAAGTCAGGGATATACCCGACTGCTCCGCTTTTGCCTCTTCTATATCGCTAAAGAAGGAAACTGGATCACCCAGCTCGACTTCTTTGTAGAACCCAGCAGCTTGCAACTTGATGATCTCGTTCTTTGTCTTGCGCATCACATGCGTAACACGCTCCGCAGACTCAATATTAGAGGCTCCGTAGGGGACAATTACGTCTTCAGCTGGGATATATAGGGCGATTTGACGGCCAATATTGGGGTCAAAATACACCTTTTTGAAGGCTGAACCGGCTAAGCCAAGGCTATACAGCATACGCTCGTGTTCAGGGCGGTATTCTACCATAACCTCTGTAAGTTCGTAATTCATATCCGTTTTCACACGGAGCGCTGCGTCTTCTTTGTCCTTGGTTACCTCACCAAGAATCTTAGTCTTAACCGGCCCGGCGGCGGGGAAAGTCTCGCTCATGGCCTCGGCTTGGAACCGGATAGCGGCTTCCGCCAAAATATTGCTATACACGCCACAGGCGTTTTCCCAAGGCTCGACACGCTCCTCGTAGTTGAAGCCAATCACGTCGAGGCCCTTCACGTAGCTATCGGCCCAGTCACGGCGGGCAGCCATGTCACCCTCGATGGCCTCACACAAATCACCAGAGATAGATTGGAGCTGCTGGTCGTCTAGGTAGTCAACAAGGTTCGCATCGAAAGGCGCCATGTCGATTTCTTCGATCTCCTCACCGAAGCTAATCTCAACGCTTCCGTCATCAAGCTCCACCATCACGGGCAGGTCGCCCTCGGTTACCACATCGACACCTACCATGGCGTCAGGCTCGCCCATCTCGCTCATGCCCTCTACCAACTCGTCGTCCATGCCCTCGGGCATGCCATACAATCCTTTTTCAATAGCCATTAGTAATATCCGCCTCTGCGCCTATACATTGCATCTTCTTCCTCTTCGTCCGAAGGCAACCTTATGAATCCACCTTTTCTGAACCGCATCATTGCTAGAGACACGGAGTCCACATAGTCATCATGCTCGCCTGCGGGGAAGCTCGCAACCTCATCAATCACCTCCTCCGCCCACTGACTGTTGGGCGCCCAGACCATACCCGAAGCGAACAGGTCTGATACCGCGTTGAGCCTACTTATCTTGTCGTTACCTCTGGTCGGAGTGTACTCCTGCACCGGTATACCCATCGCTCGCAGCTCGTATATCAGCGGCGACCCCGAGGCTTTTTTCTCCACAATGAGAGCGTCAGGCTCCCACCCGTAATACTGGTCCACTGCCGTCTTCTTCAGCGTCGGGAACTCCATTCGCTCCCTGTACGCGTTGAGCAGTATAATATTAGCCCTGTTCACCCCTTCTGCGTCGGGCTGGTAGAACACACCCCACGTAGTACAGGCTGAGTAGTCCGACCGGTTAGTCTTCTCGAACGCCGTATCCCACGACTGCAGGATGAAGTCTACCGGTGGTGGGTCCTCTTTCTCCCACGTTTGCCACCAATCTCGCTTGATTATGGCTGATGTCTCGGATGTCGGCTGCTGCTGGTACTGCGCCATCCACTTGCCGTTGGGCAGTTCTTCCCGTAGCGCCTTAAGCTCTTCCTCCGACCAAAACTCAGGCCACAGCGGGTTATCCGAGGGCATCAGGGCAGGGAACTCAATAACTTCCCACTCGTCTCCGCCTCGCTGGGCCGAAGACTTGAGCACCCTAGCTGTCAAATCCCTGAGCGACCAACGCGTCATTACGATCACGATAGCTCCGCCCGGCTGTAAACGCTGACGAGGACCCGAGGTGTACCACTCGTAAGTCTTGTCGTATATCTCTGGGCTAGTCTCAGCTAGCGCCGCCTCTTGTTCCGAGTGCGGGTCATCAATAATCAGTAGGTCCGCGCCCTTACCAGTTACCGCACCGCCCACACCGATAGCGAAATAGTCGCCACCCTTGCTCGTGTTCCATCGTCCTGCTGCCTTACTGTCGGCTGACAGGTGCAAATCAGGGAATATGTCGTGGTATATCTCCTGATCCACTAAGTTACGTACTTTTCGACCGAAACCTACCGCAAGTTCTGCAGTGTGTGAGGTCTGGATAATCTTCTTGTGCGGATATTTACCCAAAAACCAAGCAGGCAGAAGATAAGAAGCAAACTCAGACTTAGTGTGACGAGGAGGCATATTGATAATAAGGCGCTTACACTCGCCCCGAGCCACTCGTTCAAACGCTTCGGCCATCTTTGCATGGTGTCTACCCGATATAAACGTAGGCCAGACCTGATTCGTGAAATCTAGGAACTTAGTCTGCGCTTTTTTCTGCTTTTTGAGCTTCGCTAAATGCTCAAGTTCGGCAAGCAGTTTCTCTTGTTCTGACTGCGATAGCAGAGGTAAGACAGTGGGGAGGTCCTTTAAAGACAGCCCGTCAAACGGAGACGTCGAGTTCGTCATCTTCTGCCTCCACGTCTTCTTCTACGTCTGCATCTTCTATATCTTCGCCAAGCACTCCTAAAGCGTCGTCTAATCTAGACTTCGTATCGTCTTCAAGCACGCCCAACTGCTCGTCCAAGGGGACTGTTTCTACCACAGTTGCGTTAAGCAGGTTCTTCACCCGCTCCTTAATCGCGCTTTCTAAGTCTTCAGGGTTCTTATAGTTTATCGTTACCTCACTGCGTTCAGTGAAGATACCAATGTCGCTATGCTTACCGAGTAGCTCAAGTGCTTTCAGCTCGTACCTTGGGTCGCCGCAGTCGGCAATCTCCATGAGCTTATTCGTAATAGCAGCGCGAGCTTGGGCCGCGTCCATAGCCAGTTGTTGGCCGTAGGAGCGTAAAAAGGCAGCCGCAGCAAAAGCTGTGGTCTGATTAGACAGGTTGGTGGGCTTTTTGGATTCCGCCACAGCCCGCAGGAGTTCTTTCTCCCGCTCTACATCCCCTTCGCTAATATCGAGGGATGCACCCAATGATTCTTGAAGTTCTGCCGTATTTCCGGCAACAGCCATCTCTTCCAAGAGAGTACTAGGCTTCTCTTCGGCCAGATCGTAAGGGACCTTGTGGTCCTTAGTTGGCTCCACTTTTACAGTAGGCATATGTTTTCGCAGGTAAAAATACCGAGTTGGGCGCAGTGTAAGTCATTGCTACAGCAGGTGCAAGCGTTCTGGGTACAGAAAGCATTGGTGGGTACGTAGACGGTATTAGTACCCATTTTGGGTATGTCGTGGGTAATAAAATCAATAAGTTACACGTACAAAAATATTTTAGAGGGATTCGAACTCACCCTTTGGGTCCCTTGACGGGGGGTGTTTCTGTGTGCGCGGGGGGTGGGGTCTGGCAGATGGGAAATAAAAAGATAGGGGGTGGGGGGTAAAGAGAGGTAAGCTGATGAGTTGCTTGCTGTGAAAACTTTCTGTAATTTTTGTTGCGCGTAAGTCATTGATTTTATTAGTAAGACGGAAAGTAGGACTACGGGGAAGGCGGGACTATCCAAAAAGTCCTACGCTAAGTCATTGATTTTATTGGGAAGTGGTTTTTAAGTTTGTCAGGGTGTGTGATGTAATGTGCAAACTATTATGTATATACAAGCTATGGTACCTGACTGACACAAGTGGGGGGTGGGGGAGGGGTGGGGGTCGCCGAGGCCGATTTGACTTTGTACCACGATTTGCTATTATATACCCAAGTCGAGCGCACGCGGCGCTTGGCATAATCAAACCTACACGTTGTAGGTTCCATTTGGAGATCGAAATCATGACTAAAAAAACTACTGCTACTGTAACACCCGTACCCGCTGCTGATTTAACTGAGTTTCAAGCGGCTATTGCGAACGATGTTAAAACCGCCGTCAAATCTATGACATCCGGCCGCGAAGTCGCCGCTGCATATGACGCGCGCTTTCCTTTCAATTGGACGCTATTTAAAGGAAACAAGAAGGCGGAAAATTGCGGCATGAGCGCCGAGGAGTATAAGGCCGTCCGCGATGCGCGCACCGAGTATCGCGATGCTTGGAACAACGCGGAAGACGAAAACGGCAATCCCGTCAAACTGTATTCATTCGATCGCCGCTGGCAGTATATAACCGAAACCAGCACGCACGCACCGGAAGCCGAGGAAAGCGAAGCCGAGGAAAGCGAGAGCGATGCGCCGAGCGCTAAGACGAAAGCCGAGCAGTGCCAAGCCGCGCTTGAAAACGCGCTGCGCTACGCTACGCATGAGGAGTTTGACGGCAATATCTGCACCGCCGAGGCGATCCGCGAAGCGCTGAAGCTAAATGGATGGACGGAAGCCGAGTAACCTACACGTTGTAGGTTCAACCGCCGCCCTACGGGGCGGCATCTTTTCGGAGTGTTTGCGATGGTTTAATTTCGGCGAGTAACTCTCGCTAGGGACAACGAGCATAGGAGCGCGCCGCTGTAACGCGTAAGGAAAGAGCCTGTCTAAGTGTTCGCCCACCCAAGCCCACCAGTAAAACGGTGGGCTTTTTTGTGTCTGGCTCTCGCGAAATTTTCGCGGTGATAGTAGTTGATGATAGTTGTTGCAGGTAGAAGCTGCTGCTGTACCACTGTTTGCTGCTGTTGTACCACAATGTTACACGGTAATCCTAACATTATGTTTAAGTTGCGCCTGTAAGTTGCTGAAGTACAAGGAGAAAGTCGTATTATTACATTATTATGCGTTTTTAGAGCGTACTCCCATAAATACCTAGTCTCTTCCCCTCTCTCGCATAAGTCGGAAAACCCATTAAGTATGAAACTATGTCGTGCTCTTCTCTATTTTACATAATAATATAATAATATAAGAAAAACCCTCTACAGCCCTTTGTTTACGCGGCCTCTTCACGTACCACATTATTATAGCCCCTCGTAATAATCGTATAATAATACCCGCTTATTTATAACAATACCCCGCCCGACTTGACAAACGTACCACACTGTGGTACAATATACTAAATACTAGAGAATCGTACCACGCTCTCGTATAACAATACCTAAGCAGTACCACAGAAAACCAACCTACAATTTGTAGGTTCAACAGGAGAACGACCATGAAGTTATTTGATTTCATTTTGCAGAACGACCCGAGCCTAGTAGACGCACAGCTTATCTGTGTGGACGGCGCAATATTCAGCGAAAGCGAGGTAACCGAGCAACCCAAGCCAACCCACTCTCGAGCTGAGGGCGACCCAATCAATGGCGTGCAGGTTTGGTATGACTACGCCGCCGACTATTATTTCTTCGAGGAAGTCGAAGAGGCGTAACCAACCTACAACTTGTAGGTTAAACAGGAGAACACTATGGCGACATGCAGAGTGTGCAGTGAGCAGTACCACGATCAGCGCAGAGCAGCGGGATTCACAACCTGCCTATCATGCGGTGAGCGTGCAGCAAAGCAAGCGCGGATGGGATGGTGCGTTGCCCAAGAGTACAGCAAGGGTAACTACCAGTTAATCACCAACCCAGATACGCTTAAGACAACCAACCCTAAGAGGACGACATGATGAATAAGAAAGTAGAAGAATTGCGAAAGATGGCTGAAGGTAAGGAAAAGATACACGAGCGCATGACCAAGTGGCGCACCGACCAGATATGTTTCCCGCGTGACCTTAACATCCACGACCCAGAGAACCGCTACCGTTGGGCAGACGAGGCAGCACCTGTGCCTGCTTTGGTATGGGCAGGCCGCGCACTGTTCACCGTTGGCTTTCTGACAGGCATCTACTGCCTAGTGTTTTTGGGGATGTTGCTATGAGAGAAGGATTCAAGACCTACGCTGACAGTCTGCCAGAAGCAGATGATGTAGCTACTAATAGTAAAGCAGGCATAACGCTAGGTGAGTTACTGGCGGAGTACGACTTAGGCGTGCTCAAGCGGTGGGCGGCAGACCAACATGCCGCAGACAAGGCACAGGAAGTGCCAGAGAAAAGAAAGTAAACCAACCAACTAACCTACAATTTGTAGGTTCAACAGGAGAACGACAATGTTCGGAAACGTAACTGATCTACCCCAACTGCACACCTACCGTGCAGCCCTGATGCACTACAACTCAATCACCCCGATACGGGGCAGCGACAACCTACGGCCTATATGCAACACGGCCAACGGAAGGCGCAAGAAGCACATGCAGATCGTTAGAGTCTCATACCCGTCGAAGCAGGGTGCGCTTGATGCGGTGGCTTGCAGATTGTATGACACTGACGTGGTGACCTTCCTGTCTAATGGGGAGATTATTATCAACCTCGAAGGGTGGAGCACTAACACCACGCATAGCTTCATCGATGGCCTATTCATGCCGACCGCCTACTACAGCCGCTCATTAGTGCGAGCTTACAGTCGCAAGGGCAACACCGTCATTGAGCTTAAGAATGCTACAACAGTGATTAAGGACGACAACGTCGTGAAGATACGCATGGTCGAGGGGACGGACACGCAGGGTAAATACTTCGAGTTTGTCGATGCACCCAAGCAGTACGGCTACTACCTCAAGCGCGCCCAGATGGGGATGCGGCGCAAGGAGGTGGAGAAGTTCACCAAGTTCGCCCGAGCCGCGGCCAAGATGATCGACCCAGAGACTTACGAGGATAAGACTTGGAGTACGTTCGACGGGCGCACGACCATAACCGCAGGGCAGCTGCACGCCCTCATGCTAGACCAGTCCCAGTGGGACGAGGCGCTAGACTACCTGCTACCTATGGCCTTGCACTCGGAGTATCAGTATGCGCCTCCGGCCAACACATATAAGCGCGTCAAATCAATAAAGCCTGCAACGCTGACCAAGAAGGTCGACGACGTGCTCAAGTATATGTTCGCGGAGGACTTGTTCGAGGAACGGGAGACTAACAACCCGCTATCTAACGACAACGCCAAGTATCTCACCGGTGCGGAGGCGGTAATCGAATGAGCACTCTAATCAAAGCTAAGACTCAAACCCTTGTGACTACTGGAGAAATACTAAGCGATGCAAGTGGTCGCAAGATGTACCTTCGAGGGATGCACAACAACAAGCTGCTCGTCGTCTCGATGGACGAGCGCAAGGTACACATGACAGCCAAGCCCGAGCAGTTCGGGTGTGAGGTGTTAACTTGACATTCTGTACCACACTGTGGTACAATGTACCTGTAGTTTGAAAACTGTAAGACTCTTTGAAAACTGTAAGACTCTTTGAAAACTGTAAGACCAACTAACCAACCTACAAATTGTAGGTTACAACTGGAGAACGACAATGAGTGAATCTTTATTGAACGAAACACGCACCGTAAGCCACAAGCAAGCGGCTGCACTTATCCTCGCCAACCCCAACGTGCGATACATGTTACGCGGCGAACCCGGGGTGGGTAAATCAATGATTGCTGAGGCTATAGCAGCAGCAACGGGTTACGACCTATCAATGGTTGACGTACCCAACCTAGACCTCGGTGACGTGGCTATGCCTGTGATCGACCATGCCGAGAAGGTCACACGCTACTACCCCAACGCACGGTTCGGTCTGACTACAGGTAAGCCTGTGGTGATCTGCCTCGATGAGTTTACCAAGGGCGCTGAGCCGGTGAAGAACATGCTTCACCCTATGCTAGAAGTATTTAGACCTAGACTAGGTGACCTCGACATACCCGAGGGAAGCATTATCTTTATGACGGGCAACATGGACACTGACGGTGTGGGCGATGGTCTCGCTCAGCATACGAGGCAGCGTGTCGTTGAGCTTGTGATGCGCAAGCCTAACTCTACTGAGTGGCTACAGTGGGCAGCGGGCAATGGCATCCATCCTGTTGTTATGGCATGGGTAGATCGTTACCCGCAGGCGCTCGCGTCATACCTAGACGGGGCTAAGAACGAGTTCATATTCCACCCTGCCAACCCGCAGGACAACGTGGTCTCGCCTCGTACGCTTGAGATAGCTAGTCGCATCATCTGGCAGATGGAGCACTTCGACTCTGACTCTCTTACTGCTTCGCTGACAGGTGCAGCCGGTGCGTCGTTTGCGGAATCTATCTCTTCCTTTATTAGATTCCAAGAAAGCCTGCCGTCTGTAAGTTCTATTGTTACCACGCCTGCCACTGCGCTAATACCAGAAGATGCCGGTGCACGGGCTGTCCTTACGTTCGGACTGCTACAGCATGTAGAGAAGGACAACCTGAGTAATATTCTCAAGTACCTGCGCCGCATGGAGGAGGAGTTCCAAGTGATTTTCTGTGTGTCACTGGCTCGCCACAAGACTAAGAGCCAGATTGCGTTCACTAACAGCGAGTTCGCACTGTGGGCGGCTGACAACGAAGACCTACTGTAAACCTACAATATGTAGGTTGGAGAACAACTATGCTTGTAGATAGAAAATTCAAAGCGATCAAGATCGGGCTTATGCGCTCTAAACAGTTCGGTCTACTGCGCGGTGTGGCTATGCACGGTAACACTTACCTGACTACTGACGTGCCTACCGCAGCAACTAACGGGCGCGACTGTTGGTTCAATCCAGACTTCCTGTTCAACACAGTGAAGAATGAGGACGACAAGGGCGCGGCGTTTATCATGGTGCACGAGTGGCTGCACAAGGCAGGTATGCACATGGTGACTTACCGTAGGCTTGCCGAGCAGCACGCTATGCGTACCAACATGGCGACTGACTATTGGATAAACGACCGCATCATTGTGGCTGACCCCGAGCACGCCCTGACCGAAATGCCTGTGGATGGGACGGGCAAAGCGATAGGACTGTACGACCCGAAGTATCACGAGTGGACGGTCAAACGCATCTTCCGAGACCTTGAGCAGGAGCAAGAGGAAGGCGGTGGTGGCGAGGGCGACGACGGTGACGCAGGGTTCGACAACCACGACTGGGAGAGTGCAAAGGACATGGGTACTGAGGAGAAGGAGAAACTTGCTGAGGACATCAAGCAAGCTATCCGCCAAGGACTCCATGCAGATGCTAAAGCAGGACAAGACAGCCTGCAGGACGCTCTCGGTCTAAGCGAGCTAGTCACACCCAAGGTGAGCTGGCGGACACTGCTGCGCATGTTTATGAACTCGACATGTAGAAAGAAGGAGCAGTCTACTTGGCGCCGACCAAGCCGTAGGTTTCTGCACCAAGACATTGTGATGCCAACACTGCAAGGTAACAGCATCAACGAGGTGGTGATTGCGCGTGATACTTCGGGTTCGATGTTCTTCGCAGACCGACTGCGAGACGTGACCAGTGAGATCATTGGTATTGCTAAGGCAGTCTCTATCGACAAGATACACTTCATTGATTGGGACGGGCAGGTGGAGAACCACGAGGTTTATTCTAGTGACTCTCTGAACAATGCACCTGCTATGAAAACTGCAACGGGTGGAGGCGGGACAGACCCGACGTGTGTATCCGACTACCTAAAAGAGAAGGGCATCAAGCCTGACTGTGTAATCATGCTGACCGATGGTGAGATTTACAACTGGGGGAATTGGACTGTTCCAATTCTGTGGGCAATAACTAACGACACGAAAATAACCGCCCCTGTGGGCAAGACAATTCAAATTGATTAAACCTACAAATTGTAGGTTGGAGAAGAGTGATGAGTGCAATAGCAAACAGTGCAGTATTGGTTAAGTTAAACATCAGTGTGTGGGGCGCAACTAAGCGCAACAAGCAGCTAGAGCAGGAGATAGCAGCAAGTAAGAACGCCGACCCCAAAGCTACGCGTGCATACGATGAACTCATGGTGGGTTCGTCGGGCCATAAGGACATACAGAAGTACGCAGGCAACTCTCGACTGTGGCATTCAGCAATGACACTGCCATGGGATGACAAAGGGTGGAGGCTATGCCCGACTAGTCTGTTCATAGACTACAAGCAGCAGCACAACTGGAAGCGCCAAGAGTTCGAGCGGCAGGTCAATCAGTTCAGAGACAAGTACGCAGTGTATCGGGAGGTGGCCAGAGAGTATCGCGGTGACATATTCAACGAGGCTGACTACCCTCCGGTGGAGGAGGTGATGGGCAAGTACGCTTGGAATTTTGCCGTTGCACCTGTTCCGTCTGGGGGCCACTTGTGCATAGACCTGCCAGAGCAGGAGATGCAAGAGCTACGCTCCGCCTGTGATGACGAGGTAGAACGCAGGGTACAGGAAGCGGTGAAGGAGAGTGAGCGCAGATTGCGTAAGCAGCTCGACCACATCAGCGAGAAGTGCGCGGGGGCAGACGACGATGACAAACGGTGGCATGATACTTTTGTATCTAACCCATTGGAGTTATGCCGCATGCTTAAGCACATGAATGTTACCAAAGACCCCAAGCTAGAAGAGGCACGCAAGAAGCTAGAGGAGATCATGGAGGGCAAGACCAAGGAGATGTTCAAGGATAAGCCCGAAGTGCGTGAAGAAGTTAAGAAAGAAGTAGACGAAATCATCAAAACCTACGAGTGGTAAGGAGAACAACATGGCTTTTACAGAAGTATATATCGCAAGAGGAGCAGCAGCACTTATCAGTGACCGGCTGAAAAACAACACAATGCACAGGTTTACCAACATGCCTGCAAATGTTTTTCATTGGCGCACCTTTGAGACTGCGGTGGAGTTTTCACCTAAGCGTCCTACCTTTGGTTACGCAGGAGGTACTAAGGCGCAGGAGCTGGTCTACAATTTACTGCGAAGCCTCGCACCGAAGATGCCGCACTTAAACTTTTGCCTCGACCTCGACTATGACGTTGGGTTCTCAGAGATGTTTGTGTATGACGGACTAGAGTGCGTGGGACGCGTAGACTTTGCGGACACTGGCGCCCTTGAGTTCCGTAATGCACGGATAGGAGAGACCATGCTACGCAGAACCTCGATGAAAACGCTTAGCGTGAACAAGGCCGCGGCTATAATACGTAAGTATTTCTATGGCATGACTAAGATAGAAAAACTTGGCTCAGTAGCGTCCAAGATAACTTCGGCTATATCGTCGGCGCACAGTGACACTTCGTACAAGCGGCGTAGAGCTAAGAGCGCTGTGATGGAACAACTAGAGGAGGCTATCACAAGCAACTCGCAGCTATCACAAGCAGTGGCGCAGTTTTTCCAAGAGCAAGGCAAATCCCACGTACTGGATGCGTACATAGATGCTTCAGATACCCACGAGCTAGTGACCGAAGCGTACGCCATGCGCGGCGGAGAAACAGGCTTGTATGTACTAGCGCAGCCAGAAGAGTTCCACGTGTACCGCAAGGGCGACACCAGAGTTCGCACATTCAGACGTGAGCAACTGTCTGACAAAGCACGGGGCGCCTTGGGTATGCTTAAGCTCTCAGAGAACAACAGCTTTGTAGATAACGTAGGCTTCAAATATGAAGCAGATAAATTTTGGGTAATGGAGGGGATTGCAAATGAATTCAACAGTTAGACGCAGAGGCGCAGGTACTAAGCCCGCTATGGTGCATACCAACGTGCGCCTGCCAGAGCATGTAGTAGATTACTTCAAAAACAATTTCACTAACTACACTGCGGAGATACGCAGGGTGCTCGAAGCACACGTAGATGACGAATTAGTTTTCGGAGACGAACCCGCCAACTAACCTACAATTTGTAGGTTCCCCTGACCCCGCCAAGTGCGGGGTTTTTTATGCCTTTACAAAGTCCAAACTATTCGCTATTCTTCTTGAATGGCTATGACTCCCGAGAAGAAAGTTAAGAACAAAGTAGTGCGCTTACTCAAAGAGTACGGCGCGTATTACTTCTTCCCCGCATCGTACGGCATGGGCAGGAGCGGCGTCCCTGACATAGTGTGCTGCCTACGCGGGTGCTTCATTGGCATCGAGTGCAAAGCAGGCAAGAACAAACCTACCCCCTTGCAAGAGAAAGAACTTGCAGACATTATAAAAGCCGGTGGCGTATCCTGCGTGATTAACGAGGACAACATGGCCGAGCTTGAATCTATTTTAACTACAGTGATGAGCAAGGATACTAATGATGGACTTACTGGTGGTCGACTTTGAGACTTACTACGCGAAAGACTACGGACTACGCAAGCTAACTACAGAAGAATACATACGCGACCCACGCTTCGAGGTGATTGGCGTTGCGGTCAAGAACTATCATCACTCCGCACAGCAAGAAGCTGCTGCCCCACTTTGGTTTACAGGATCAAAGAAACAGGTAGCAGAATTCCTTTCTCAGTTTGACTGGGAGAACTCAATTGCTCTCGCTCATAATGCCATGTTTGATATGGCAATTCTTAACTGGCACTTTGGTATTAAGCCCAAGAAGATTGCAGATACTCTAGCAATGGCACGGGCTATCCACTCTATCGAAGTAGGTGGCAGTCTGGCCGCCCTCTCTGAATACTACGAGCTTGGCGCAAAAGGAACTGAGGTTCACGATGCAATAGGCAAGCGGCGCCTCGACTTCACCAAGGCAGAAATGGAAGCCTACGGAGGCTACTGCCAACAGGACGTGGAGCTGACCTACAAACTGTTCAAAGTGCTAGTCAAAGACTTCCCCGTATTCGAGCTTAACCTTATTGACCTGACCATCCGCATGTTTAGCGAGCCTAGTCTGGTGCTAGATAAAGACATACTGGAGGCCCACTTGAAGGAGGTTAAGGATACTAAAGAAGCACTAATGGCTAAGGTCACTCACGACAAGAAAAAGCTAACAAGCAACCCACAATTTGCCGAGCTACTGCGCTCGTATGGAATCGAGCCGCCGACTAAGATAAGCCCCGCGACGGGCAAGGAAACCTTCGCCTTCGCTAAGAGTGACGAGGCATTCAAGGCACTGCAAGAGCACGAGAACCCAGAGGTACAGGCTATAGTTGCTGCCCGACTTGGGGTGCGCTCTACCATTGAAGAGACACGCACGCAGCGGTTTATCGACATTGCAGAACGTGGCACACTCCCTATCCCCTTGCGTTACTACGCGGCGCACACCGGACGGTGGGGTGGGGACGATAAGATCAACATGCAGAACCTACCCCGAGGCTCGCAGTTGAAGAAGGCAATGTGCGCACCACGCGGGTACAAGTTTATCGACTGTGACTTGTCGCAGATCGAAGCACGTACGCTAGCATGGCTAGCCGAGGAAGAGGACTTAGTAGAGGCTTTCGACAGGGGGGACGACGTGTATAAGATCATGGCGTCAGCTATCTACGATAAGCCCGAGACTGAGATAACTAAGGACGAGCGGTTCGTTGGTAAGACTACGATACTAGGAGCAGGCTACGGCATGGGGGCCGCTAAGTTCCAAGCACAGTTGAAAAACTTCGGGGTCTACTTAGAAGAGGAAGAATGCCAAAGGATCATCGACGTATACCGTGATACATACCCAGAGATACCCGCCCTTTGGAGAGCTGCGAACAAGGCGCTCAAGACTATGATGGACGACGAGGTGGAGGAGCTAGGCCGCTCAGGTATCCTTACAGTTGAGGGTGATACAGGTATACGGCTACCGAACGGGCTGTACATAAAGTACCCCAACCTGCGAGTGCAGGAGGCAGAAGAGGAAGACGGGTACGACGAGACGGTTTACGACACCCGTAAGGGTAGAGCTATAATCCCCAACCGCATCTACGGTGGGAAGGTTATTGAGAACGTTTGTCAAGCATTGGCAAGGATTGTGATTGGCGAGCAGCTTCTTAGAGTTGCTAAGAAATACAAAGTTGTTATGACGGTGCACGATGCGATAGGCTGTATCGTCCCAGAAGATGAAGTAGAAGAGGCGATGCACCACGTTGAAGAAATAATGAAGGTGCGACCGACTTGGGCGCCCGACTTGCCTTTAGATTGCGAAGGCGGCTACGGGAATTCATACGGAGAGTGTTAAGTTTCGCGGGGGTTTTTGTGTGTTTTTCCCCCCGCATACCCCAGCGGGCGGTGGGTAGGTTTCATCATGACCACAACACCCGCAGTGTACAACAGGAGCAATCATCACTCGTCCTAGCCCGCTGCGAAGCGCGCTTGGTTCGTCGTTCTCCGCACTGTGTGTACACCGGCTAGCCCACGCTACGGGCCTTTATTAATTTTGGAGAATAGATATGAGTTTAGTTAAAAATGTTGAATGGAGCGTACAACATGTCGTTCCCAGTGAGCTGCAAGACTACTTAAATAAAAAATCTGCCGATGGGTTTGAACTGTTCGACGCGTTTGATGGGGACGAAGCAACTCTTGTAATTATGCACAAAACTATTCCTCCCGAAGGAGATTGGAAAACAACCGTAGGCTCAACAACCAACAGTGAACTTATAAATAAGTTACGCCAGAAAAGCATGGGGCACGCCAATGAATGATAAAGACCCAGTAATAGCTGATCTCAATCGGTACCTGACCACGCTCGAAGAAGACTACGAAGACCCGTTTGATAAAGAGCAAGCGCGGAAAGAGTGGTTAGCTGACTCGATGGATTGGGAGGACGAGGACTAATGAGTGGCAAAGGTAGTAGACGTAGACCATCCCTTATCCCTGCTAAAGACTTCGGGGAGAACTGGGCAAAAATCTTTGAGAAACAAAAACAGGAGAAGCAAAAGAATGCTGACAGCACAGATGGCAAAACCGACCGACCCGATGCCGGAACAGACACCGCTCCAAAAACAGACGGGCGGGACTCACTATAAGAACATGGCGATCCAACCTGCCGAGTACGCAGAGAAGAACGGCTTGTCCCTGCTAGAAGGTAACGTAGTGAAATACATTACGCGTTGGAAGTTAAAGGGGCAACCCTTATCGGACTTGGAAAAGGCGAAGCACTGCATCGACCTGCTAATTGAGATACATAACGTCAAATGAAAATAACAATCGAAGTCGATGGCGCAGATGCAGAGGAGATTATGGCTTTGTTGCAACGAGCTAGCGAAGCAGTAGAAAAGCTAGAAGCCATCCTTCAGGAGTTTGAAGATGCTGATAAAGTGTAACGCCGCAGATCATCTGTATTTAATAGAAGATGACCCAGTAAGGCCGAACATGTTTAAAGACGACAGCGTGCGGTTTGAAGACCCGTTTCATGTCTACGCAGAAGTGAACGACGAGACAGGTGAGATAGCCGCAGTTGTTTGTGTAGTGGTATGTAGGTTTGTACCGCAGTCCGAGACGCAGTTAAAGTTTATAGCCGCAGGCAGGCTTACTGATATAGAAGAAGCACTAGAAGAAAGAGAGGCTATGCACGGCGCATTAGGTACAGTGCTATGTCCTTACTCAATCTGGTCTTATCAGAGAGGGCACGGCAGCCAGTTGATTAGTAACTTACTAGAAGCCACGCCCGTTATGCACCCTGAAGTAGACGCAGTAATAACTATGTCTCCGCACACGGCTGTGGCTATGAAGTTCCATTTAACTAACGGCGCAGGACCGTTTTCCACTAACGAAGAAACCGTTAACTACGAGTACGAGATAGAAGAACAAACAATACACTAGTAGGAGGAAGCCATGACGCCTTCCCTAATGTGCGTGGCACTTGCAGTTTACTTTGAGGCCCGGGGCGAACCCGATGCCGGACAAATTGCAGTTGCTCAAGTAATACAAAACAGAATTGAAGACCCACGTTACCCAGACAATGCGTGTGACGTGGTTAAGCAAGGGTACTACTGGAATGGGTTTCCTATCCGGCACAAATGCCAGTTTAGTTTTTACTGTGACGGCAAGAGCGACAACCCACACAACAGGCAGGCTTGGTTTAACGCGCTGTACATTGCGCACCTAAGCGGTTTGGTGGATGACGTTACAGATGGCGCGACCCATTATCATAGTACAAAGGTGTTCCCCCAGTGGGCTTACACCGGAGAAGTAACAACCAAGATACACAAGCATGTGTTTTACAAGGGCATTAACTAATGACTACTACCAGAATCGACGTGATGACCGCCGAAGAACGTGAGCGATTACGCAAAGAGTTAGAGAAACAGATAGCAGAGTTCGAGGCTAAAGGTGGGAAGATAACTCAGTGCCCCCGCAATGCTTACACTGAAACCGATGTTGATGGTAGGAAAAAGCGCAAGCACGGAGTAAGTTTTTCGTCCGACTCGCTAACTGACCCAATAAAAAGAACAATAGGCGGGTTCGTGCCGCGCAAGAAAGGGGAGGAGTAAATATGGAGTTAGAAATAAGAAGCGATGTGCCTGTACCTACTACTCTAAAAGCAGGGCCGACTTCTAAGTATGAACCGTTGCTTGAAATGAAAAAGGGCGACAGCGTAAAGCTGAAAAACTTGTTAGCAGCTAAAGCGGCTCAGATGCTGCTTAGTAGGCACGACATGGGCGCAACGATGCGCAAACAAAAAGACGGCACTTATATATTGTGGAGAGTTTTCTAATGGCTAAACAAAAAATGAATGGCCCACGGTGTGATGTGTGTGGTTCCTACGGGGCAAGTAAGATTTCTATGTTCTGCCCCGACTGCAAAGAAACAGTAGTTAAGTGCAGCACGTTGTGGAAGAAACCAAAAGGCCAAACTAATGTACGAGTATAACTGCAAGATCGTAAGGGTCGTGGACGGAGATACAGTCGATGTGGATATTGACCTTGGCTTTGATACTTGGAAGTGCGGTGAGCGCATTCGTCTGTATGGTATTGATACTCCAGAGTGCCGCACACGAAATGCTCTCGAAAAGAAAGCCGGATTCTTGGCGAAGGAGTTTGTCGAGAGAGCCTTACACGTCGGGGGAACCTACAAACTCTCCACGAGAGACAAGGGCAAGTACGGACGCTACCTCGGAGTTATAACTATAGAGGGCACGCTAACTATTAATGCTGCTTTAGTAAGCGAAAACCTAGCCATAACTTATAACGGTGAGGGCAAGTACATTACAAAGCCCCAGCACGAAGCGAACTACGAAATTCTAAAAGAGAAGGGTCTCCTATGACAGCTTGGTCTTACAGCAGCATAAGCACGTTCAAGCAATGTCCTAAGAAATACTACCATCTAAAAGTAGCTAAGGATGTTAAAGATAAAGGTAACGCTGCGACTTTCTATGGCAACGAAGTGCATAAAGCTGCCGAGCACTACATAAGAGACGGCGAGCCTATCCCCGCTAAGTTTGACTACGTTAAGAAAATCCTAGATGCGTTTAACCGTATCGAAGGCGAGAAGCATTGCGAAATACGCATGGCTGTGGCTAAGGAGGACAACGCTTTCAAACCTACTACGTTCTTTGCCAAAGACGTTTGGTGGCGCGGCATTGTCGACTTGTTAATAGTAAACGGCGATAAGGCTTACCTTATAGATTACAAGACAGGTAAGAACGCTAAGTACGCCGACACCAAACAGCTTGACTTAATGGCGGGCGCTACGTTTGTTAATTACCCCGAAGTAAAAGTCATTAAGTCTGCGTTAGCATATGTAGTAAGCAATGAGTTCATACAAAAAAAGCACACCGTAGATATGTATAAGTCGTACTTAAGTGTGTTCAATGATGAGCTAGAAAGACTAGAAGTAGCACAAGAAAACGATGTGTGGAATGCAATCGACGGGCCGCTGTGTGCGTTCTGTCCGGTTACTAGCTGTGAGCATAACAGGAGAAGATAATGCGACCTATATACGAGAAGCAAGAAGACTTAATGAAAGAGCACGAAGTGTTTAAAACTTTTGAGACTACACACAAAGCCGTGTGTGTAAAATTGCCCCCGTTAAGTGTGGTTGATAGGTTAATATGCACCGCCAACAACACGCTTTACGCAGTAGCAGAGCTTAAGGTACGCACTAACGCACATGATAAGTACCCGACTTATATGTTAAGCGCTGCAAAGCACAGAGCGATGCTAGAGTTGTCCTCGGCTTTAAAAGTACCCGCCTTACTGTTCGTACAGTTTACTGACGTTCTTATGGTAGCTAAGATTGAAGACACGTACGAATCAGGCGAAGGAGGACGAACCGACAGAGGAGACGCGCTTGATGTAGAGGAATGCGTGTACATACCTATGGAAAAGTTTAAAAAATTACGTCAAGGGTAAGCTAATGACGGCACGTGAAAAAGACGCTGACACCTTAGTCCCTTGGGATAAAGCAACATCAGAAACATGCTTCTACCCCAACTGCGGGTTTAGGCATGCAATAGAACAAGGGGATGCGCATGTAGTTTGGGACGCGCACCTCCCCCTGCAAACAATATATGCTATGTTTCCGCCAGTAGTGAAATTAGCTATACAAGAAAACATTAATCATAGAAAAGAATATCCCAGCAGAATGCTAACTTTTTACTTTCATCCCGAGTGCGCAGCCGAGTGGGGCATGCAGTTAATAAAAGACGCCCTTGAAGCAAATCATAGGGTGGGTAGACGGTTAAGTAACAGAGAAAAGGACTGGAATTACCATGACGAAGAGTAAACGCGATTACAAAGCCGAGTATGCTAAGTACCAAGGCACCGAAGAGCAAAAGAAAAAGCGTGCCGCGCGCAACGCTGCTCGCCGCAAGGCTGAGCGGGAAGGCAAGGTTAGCAAGGGTGACGGCAAAGACGTAGCGCACAAGAAGGCTATGGATAAAGGCGGCAAGAACTCTGACGGTACTAAGGTAGAGACAGCGAGCCGCAACCGCTCTTTCAAGCGGGACTCAAAAGGCAACCTTGTATCTGAAACTAGCGACCGCGAGCGCAAGAAAAAGAAGACCTCTAAAGCATGAAGATAGTAAACAACCGAGCGATGGTGGTAAAGACTAAGCGCCCCCACCTTATAACCGAACGCGTAAAAAACTACAAAGTAGCTGAGCAAGACGACGGCTACTTTAAGCTAGCCCTGCCATGGAGGCTGCATGAAGCTCAAGTTCTGAACAGTTTGGGTGTAAAAGACGTGCCGTCGCCCATAGGCAGGGAGTACGAGTGGTCGGGGCGCTTTGATCCGTTTGCACACCAGAAGAAGACAGCCTCCTTTCTTACTCTAAACAAGAAAGCGTTTTGTTTTAACGAGCAGGGCACAGGCAAAACTGCTTCTGTAATATGGGCAGCAGACTACCTGATGCAGCAAGGAGTCATTAACCGCGTACTGGTTATATGCCCTCTGTCTATTATGAAATCAGCATGGCAGGAAGATTTGTTTAAGTTTGCTATGCACCGCTCTTGTTCTGTAGCGCACGGCGCTTCTGCGACACGCAAGAAGATAATCAACGCAGGGTCAGAGTTTGTCATCATAAACTTCGACGGCGTGGCTGTAGTAAAAGAAGAGATAGAAAAAGGCGGCTTTGATCTAATTGTGGTGGATGAGGCTAGCGCCTACAAGAATGCACAGACGAACCGTTGGAAGGTACTGCGCGATCTGTGCAAGGGAGTGGATTGGTTATGGATGCTTACTGGTACTCCCGCAGCACAAGCGCCCACCGATGCCTTCGGACTAGCTAAGCTAGTTGCACCCAATAACGTACCCCAGTACTTCGGGCAGTTCAAAGACAAGGTGATGTATAAAGTATCACAATATACTTAGCGCCCTAAACCTGACGCTAGCGAAACAGTGCACGCTGCGTTGCAACCGGCGATAAGGTTCCGCAAGGAAGAGTGCCTCGACCTGCCAAAGGTTACTTTCGTAGACAGGGAAGCCCCGCTAACTAAGCAGCAAGCTTCGTACTACAAACAGTTAAAAGACCGAATGATAATGGAGGCAGACGGAGAGCAAGTCACTTCAGTGAATGCCGCAACTAACCTCAACAAGCTCCTGCAAATATCAGGTGGCGCTGTGTACTCTGACGACCGTGAGGTTATTGAGTTTGACGTTAGCAACAGGCTAAAGGTTATTAGAGAAGTAATAGATGAATCGTCACACAAAGTGCTTGTATTCGTGCCCTTCACCCACACTATTGAATTGCTCAGAGAGTTTTGTGCAAAGCATAAGATCAGCGCAGAGGTAATCTCAGGCAAGGTGTCGGTGAACAAACGCAGTGAGATAATCAAAGACTTCCAGACCACAGATAAAATTAAAGTGCTTATCATTCAGCCACAGGCAGCCTCGCACGGCCTCACGCTAACCGCTGCTAACACAATAATATGGTACGCCCCCGTAACTAGCGTGGAGACTTACCTACAAGCCAACGCACGTATCGACAGGCCGGGGCAGCACAACCCAATGACTGTGGTGCACATAGAGGGCAGCGAAGTAGAGCGCAAGCTATACAAGATGTTGCGGTCTAACATAGACAACCACACTAAAATCGTCGATTTGTACAAACAAGAAATAGATGCTTGACAATGTAAATCTCACTGTTCTACACTGGCTATCCCTGCTATTTAGGAGGAGCCATGAAAGACTCAGCAGACAAGCTAACCAAAATCTATATAAAGATGCGGAACGCTATTAAAGAGAAAGAAGACGAAGCTAAAGAAATAAGAAAGCAACAAGAAGTGGTAGTAGAAAAGTTGCTTGCGCTCTGCGAAGAGCAAGACCTCGATAGTCTAAGGACGCCCTCTGGCACAGTAAGCCGTAGAGTGCAGTCTCACTACTGGACTAGCGACTGGGAAAGAATGTACGACTTCCTTAAGGAGCACGACGCTTTCCACCTACTTGAGAAACGCATATCTGGTCTCGCCATGAAGCAGTTTCTTGAGGA